ACCAGTAGAACCTACTCCTGCACCAGTTAGACCAGTAGAACCTACTCCTGCACCAGTTAGACCAGTAGAACCTTATAAACCTACCCCTCAACCAATAGAAAAACCAAAACCTATTCCTAAAACAATAGAAGAACCAAAACCTATTCCTATTCCTATTCCTATGCCTGAACCAAGATCAGACACAAAAATTGATATACCACCAAAAGGCGGTAATTTACCTTTTAGATGGAGACCTAAAATAAAAGGTGGAATAGATATTGATACTGATACATCTCCAGATCAAACTTTTGATAATAAAGGTATTCCAATTATTCGTGGAGATACCGCTCTCACTATTGATCCAAAAAATAAAAAATATAAAGAATCATCTTTATCTAATATTAAAAGAATTAGAACACAAAATGCCCACGAATTATCAACAATACCCACATTTATTACACAATCATATGATCCGATTGTTCGTGGTGATACCGCACCTACTATTGATTCAAAAAATAAAACATATAAAGAAACATCTTTATCTAATATTAAAAGAATTAGATCACAAAATGCTATGATTTTAAATAAAAATCCACAAATAATTACACAATCATATGATCCATGTTTACAAAGTAGACCACATGAAATTGGAACAGATGATATAGTAAAAGCATATACTGAAGTAACACCTGGGCAACAATTAGAGCGACGTAAAAAATTAAAAAATTTTAGAGTATATTATGAAGAAAAATGTAAATCAATAAATAATATGAAAAAATATAAATAGAGGATTAACAATGACACAATCATTACGAAAAAGATTAGGATTATCAGATAGTCTTATTGAAGCAGCAGCAAAAATTAATAATAAACCTGTTGTTGATCTTGGAACTCTTGATAATGTTGAAATTGAGCCAAAACCACAAATAAAAAAGGTTCCAAAAGAACAATTATTTCAAAAACCGGCATCTACGCCTGAATCAGATGCGTCATCTTTAATTCAAAAAAGACAATTATCACAAGAAGAAACCCAAATTAATGAATTTAAAATTACACCAAACACATTTGGTGTAATTGGTGATGTAGTAGGAAGAATGTTGCGGGGCGGGGGAATAAAACCACCATCTGGAACAATTAAACCGCAACTTTCACCTTCTCCTAAAAATCCCCAAATTACAGATCAATCTAAAATTGATATGCCATTACCTACAAGGCCACGCGGCCAAACCGGAGAAGGTGGCCCAACAGGTTTATTTAATAGAGCACAAAATGCTATTGATAATATTCCTACTATGGAAATTAAACCATCATCTTCTCCTAAATCTCCCACTGTAACCGGACAAGATAGCGAAGCAATTGCTCCTCCAAGTGTTGATTTAACAAAACCATTAGGAAAAGGTGGTATTGGTTCTGATGCTACCGCAGCACCAAAAGCAGCAAAAATTGCACCTAAAATTGCTACAATTACACCAAAAACACCAGAAATGTCTGCTGATGATTTAAATAAAATTTCTCTTAATTTATCAAAAGGCCAAGATACATCAACTGCCGCTGGAGATGAAAATGATCCAATGCGTGCTCAAAAAAGAGTTGCCGCAGAACGTATTAAACAAAGAATGTCAAATGCAGCTAATGAAAATTTTGTTTATCATGCAAAATTTGGACTTGGTGAAATTTTGACTATTTCTGAAAATACATATGATGTACTTTTTGAACATGGTATTGAAAAAAATATGCCAGAAATGGTTCTAAATTTTTTCGTAGCTGAGTCATCCGATAATGTTGTGAACCAACTTCCTGTTGGATCGAATAGCTCTTCTATTAATTATGATACACAAAATAATCCAGAAACAATTCAAGCAACATTGATGATGACAGCGGATAGAGCAGTTAAATTATCAATGTTGCTTAAATCAAATGTTCAAATTGAAGATTGGATGGAAACTAAAATTTCTACTGCTTTTGACTATATAAATAGTATATTTGATTATTTAAATAATTTAAATCCCGGAAACGAAAATATAATCTTAAACCCAAAAGTAAAAGAAGATTAACATGACACAAGCCGTAGCTACCCATACAGGTAAAATTAAATCAAGTAGTCGTATTACAAAAGCATTACAAAAAGCTATTTCTAGTGATGCCGCAGTTGATTATTCATTTGAGGATGGAACCCAAGCTACTATTGAACCATCATTAGCTAAAAGGGCATTGACTTATTATGAAAAATTATCGCCATTTGAAAAAGCAAAAGTTGCCCAACAAATGCGCGCTTCATTTAAATCGTTTCTCTCAATAGCAAAAAGATAAGGTAAAAAACAAAATGGCTCAATTTAATAAAAATGATGTAGCGTCTAATTCAGTATTATGGGCTCCGTCACAATTTAATAAAACTGCTAATTCTGCTAATAGAGATGCCTTATTTGGTAATACTACTGTTAGTGCATTTATATCAAACAAAATTGTTGGTATGTTTGGGGTTGATACTACAGAAGCAAATGTTGCCTCTGGTAATCTTGTATCAGGCATTATTACCTATGCGGGCACTGGTTATACAGCAAATGCTGCGGTTACATTAACAGTAACTAATGGTGGAACTAGTGGCACTGCAAATGCTACAGCTAATTCTACTGGTAAAATTTCTGCATTAAATGTTGCAGTAGCGGGCAGTGGTTATGTAACAAAACCAACTGTTGTAATTGCCGCACCTGCAAATACTACATTTAATGCAAATACTGCGGTAACTGCCGGTCCTGATAATGGTACAAATGGTGCAAATAGCGTAATTACTATTTCATCTGCTGGGGCATTCGTAATTGGTGATCCACTCGTATATCAAGTAGCAACAAATAATACAGCTATTTCTGGATTAACAAGCGGAACAACATATTATGTTCAATTTGCTAATTCTACTGTAGTTGCTCTTGCTAATTCGCCAACTGGTAGCAGAATTACATTGACTAAAGGGTTAACCGAAACAGGCCATGCATTAACAGGTGTTCAAGCAACAGGGGTTATTACTGTTGGTGGTGCTAAAAATAATGGTGTAACCCATGCTGGGTGGGTGGTAAGAACAGTCGGCACAGGCGGTCGTGCGGGTCGTGTAACATACGAAACATTAGTTGCTATGGGTTCACTTACTGGTGATGCATCTGATGATTCAATTCTTCCTGATGCCTAATGACTAAATTATCTAAGTTACCGACAACTAATAGTATTTCATCTAATGATTTTTTAGTTGCGGTAACTAACCCGAATACTCAATCCCAAACAAGTAAATTATTAGTGTCCACATTATTTTCGAATGTGGACACTATTATCGTTAATAATTTAATTTTGGGTAATACACATATTGCAGTTAGTAATACAGAAACTAATACTAAAGGAACAATATTCTTTAGTAATACGCATTTGTATATTGCAATTTCTAACAATGTTTTACGAAGAATCCCATTAGAAACTTTTTAATTTATGAATAATGAAAATTTGACTGAAAAAAATTATATTTTATATGCTGCAAAAAATTATAACAATAATAATTGTAGTAGCACTAAAGAATTTTATGATGACTTAGAAAGAATTGTTTATTTAAAAAGAATTTTTAATAAATATAAAAAGAATGGTTTAATACAAAAAAGATTAGTATTAAACCATTTAATTGTTTTATATAATGTTTTTGATGAGGGGGCAATAACTAGAATTTTATTTTTAAAATTAAATGATCATTTATCCATTCTCAAAACATTTTTAATATTTTTAAAAAAAGTGCCACCAATTGTGTATAATATCAATAGCATAAATATTAATACTATTGATATACAAATGGATGATCTTATAATAACTATTCTTAGGCAAAAAGATGGATAATGATAATAATATACAAAATATATTAAATGTTTATGGTATTAAAAAAAATATTCGTTTTCCTGATGATAAGGAAATGAATAACGTTTATTGCTATGAATTTTTAATTCGTTTTTTAATGCCCTTTGATAAATGGCCTGCATTTACATCTGGTGTAATTGATAAAAATGGAAATATTTTAATTTCTCGTAAAAAAATGAATTTTGTACAAAATAAATCTTTCACAAAATTTGATTTATTAATATTACGTATTAAAAAAATTATAGAAAAATCTCCACAAAACTTTTTTATTAAAAATATGTCGGCACAATCTTTTATATCTTCTTTATTAAAAGAATCAGAAGCACCTGTTAATGTTTCAAGTGGTATTGCTCAAAAAGATAATCCAATGCTTTTTTTGATCCGTAAAACACCATTAATAAAGAAAGATAATAAGGATGGAAGATTTATTAAAAACAGCTAAAGAAATACTATCCACTGTTGCCCCCACTGTAGCTACTGCTTTAGGTGGGCCATTAGGAGGTGTTGCTGTAAAATCATTAATTAATATATTAGGACTTGATCCTGCTACTCCAGAAAAAGAAGTATTAGAAAAAGTTACTAATGCTGATCCAGAAATGCTTTTTAAATTTAAACAACTTGAACAAGATTTTGCTCTACAAATGAAAAAATTGCAAGTAAATGTTCAAGAATTAAATAATGCTAATCTAGATTCTGCTCGTAATAGAGAAATTCAACTTAAAGATAATACAAATAAATACTTAGCATATATTGTTACTGGTCTATATATTGCAATCCAATTATGGCTAGTGTCTGGCCATATTTTACCACAAGAAATGAGGGAGATTGTAATGAGAGCATTAGGAACATTGGATGCTATTATTGCTATGGTATTTGGCTACTATTATGGTTCATCAATAGATAAAACCAAAAATGATAGATAATAATAAAGCGGAATTAAGTCTTGATACTAGAATAACAGTATTAGAACATGACTTAAATAAAATAGCAGATGTATTATCTAAATTAGAAACTAGTTTTGAAAAATTAGTAGATATATCTACATCGTTAAAACATATAATAGCAATACATGAAATGAAATTTGAATATAAAGATAAAGATAATATATTAATTAAAGAAGAATTGACCGAATTAAATAAAAGAGTCGATCATTTAGAGCAATTTAGATGGTATGTATATGGTGTATTTGCTATAATAATTTTTTTATCACCAGTAATTTATAAATTTGTGTTCAAAATCTAGTTGACACGGTAATCATATAGTGGTATACTCTACTTGTCATAAACAAAAAGAGTATATAATTAATGTCATCTTTATGGTTAGATCGTAAATATATTGATTTATGTTCGGCAGGATTACGAAACTTTAAATGGAAAAGTTCTATTCTTGCTAATTGTAGTTGCCCATTTTGTGGGGATAGCACAAAAAATAAATTAAAGGCTAGATTTTATTTCTTTGAAAAAGAAAATGGATTTAATGGATATTGTCATAATTGTGGCGAAAGCATGGGATTTGACAATTTCTTAAAAAAATTTAATTTATTATTACATTCAGAATATGTTCGCGAAAGATTTTTTGAAACGGCGTCCACTGAACATATTGAACAAAAAATAGAAAAAATTAAAATGGATGCAATTCATTTTAATGATAAAAGATTAACTAATATTAAAAAAATTTCACAATTAAAAGCAAATCATCCAGCTAAAATTTATGTAAATGAACGACAGATTCCAGAAAAATTTCATTATAAATTATATTATACACCAAAATTTAAATCTTGGATTAATGAATTATTACCTGGAAAATTTGACGCAGTATATGATGAACCCCGTTTAGTTATTCCTTTTTTTGATAAAGACAAAAAAATGTATGCTGTGCAAGGTAGAAGTTTTGGTAATATTGAGCCAAAATATTATTCAATTATTTTAAATGATAATTATCCCAAAATTTATGGATTGGATACAATTGATTATAATAGACGTTATTATATTTTAGAGGGACCAATTGATTCATTGTTTATTCCAAATTCTTTAGGAATGGCGGGATCAGATTTTACTTTTGATTTACCAAATATCTATAATAATGCAGTTGTCATATTTGACAATCAACCACGTAATAGTGAAATTATTCGTAAAATGGAAGCATGTTTGAATAATGGATTGCAAATAGTAATCTGGCCGGATACATTAGAACATAAAGATATTAATGATATGATTAAATCTGGTATGAGTAGTAATGATATTATGTTTATTATTAAACAAAATACATTTAAAGATTTAGCCGGGATATTAAAACTTAAAAAATGGAATAAAGTGAAAGGATTTAAAAATGAAAGTAAAAGAATTAATTGAATATTTACAATCATTTGATGGTGACATGAATGTAATTTTATCAAGTGATGCTGAAGGTAATTATTTCGATAAAGTTCAGGATGTAAGAATTATGTTATATGATTCTGATGACAGAATGGCATTTAATTTAGAGGATTTTGAAGAAGTTAAAGATGTTGCCTCTGAACAAGCGGTCTGTATTTGGCCTTAATGGAAGGAAATAAAATGCTTTTTAAAAAAGAAATTCTTAAAGAATTATTGTGGGATGAAGAATATGAGGATGAAAAAGGTGATGAATATAAAACTATTTTAAATGAAATTAATGATACTAGTCGTTGGTCAATTCATCATAAACACATCTTTTCATTCAAAGGAAAATATTACATTACTTACTATAGTGTTGGCGCAACTGAACAACAAGATGAAAGCCCATATGAGTATGATGATGACATGATTGAATGTGATGAAGTTGAACCATATGAAGAAACAATTATTAAGTATAGGGTTAAAAAATAATGTGGAAACCCTGGCAAAGATTTATTATTGGAATTACTGAAGTAATTGATGGATTTTCATCCATTCTTACTTTTGGTTTTTATCATTCAACTCTATCATATTATGTAATGTCATTTTTTGTTAATAAAAATGACGATTTTTATATTGATGGTTCAGATATTGAGGTAAAGGAAGAAAATGAAACTTGATTTTAGTATTCAAACAATTCAATTTGAAAAAATGATTGTTGACGGAATTGAAGTATTTCGATTAGGTAGTAATTGTTGGTTTGCCATCTCTAACTCTGGTAGTGAATTTTACGAAATTATGGTTTGTGATCATCTAGAAAAAGAATATCAAAGACGCAAAGAAATATTTAATAAAAAATGGATGTATATTCAACCATCTTCGGCTGGTCCCAATTTTCCAGAATATATTACAATGACTGGTAAAGAAATTTATGATGAATATTGGGATCATTTTTATACTAAAATGATTAAAAAATTTGGTCCAGGGCATGAATATATTACATTAGAAGAATGTATCTATTCTTGGGTAGCTGTGCATTGGGCATGGGAAGTAAAAGAAGATGAAAATCCATTTGAATATGATGATCCATTTGATTTAGAAAATTTGATCCAAGATTGATATTGACATATCACTATATCTGGTGTATATTAAGGCTAACCAATAACAATAAGAGGTATTTTAAAATATGAGTATTGAATCTTACGAAGATTATGTAAGTGTTAAAATAATCGGAATGACTGAATCTTTTATTAAAGATAATGTAACTGGCCAAAAATTGACACCACAAGAATTTGTGGCCTATTGTGCTAGGGTTAGTAATCCATCAAATCAGATGAATAATGACACATCAGAAAATCTTCTTATGTATTGTATTCGTAATAAACATTGGTCGATTTTTGAAATGGTCAATATTGCCTGTGAAATTAAAACAACGCGCGATATTTCCCATCAAGCAATTCGTCACCGAAGCCAAAATTTCCAAGAATTTTGTGTTTCTGGTGACACAAAAATTAGATTTATATTACCAAGTGTTTTAAAACGGGACGGAAATTCATCTTACACAAAAGAAATTGAACATTTATACAATAATTGGATTAAAAATTCCCATACACAAAATGTAATTAAAAATATGCATATTCGAGTATATGATGAAGTAAATAAATGTTTTACTACTTCACATATTTCTAATATATTTAAAACAGGTGTTAAACCAGTATTTAAAGTTACTTTAACTAACGAAAAAACAATTAAATGCACGAAAGAAGAGAGATTTTTCACAAAAAATGGATTTCTTCCTTTAGAAGAAATTGTTGGTCTAACTAACAATAAAAATATGTGGTCTATGACTAATAATTGTGAAGTTGCAACCAACGGTATTCCTGTCTATCAATCATACGAATGGTTAAAAGAAGCTAAAGAAGAATCTATTATTAAAGGCTTTGGGGTTCCATATATTGCCGAAAAAGCGGGGGTGTCATATCACACAATTAGAAAATGGTTAAAAATTAATAAACTTCAATTTACAAAAAAAGAAGTTGCACAATACACCCAAATTTGGAATAAAGGGAAATTCGGATATTCTCTGCCCAAACATAAACAAGAAACTATTGAAAAAATGCGTAAAAGTGCTAAACGCGGTGCCGACTCCAATTTATGGAAAGGCGGTGTTGAGCGGTCAGAACGTTTAAAAATTGCTGATTGGTGTAATGCAAATAGATCATCATTTTTAATAAAATATAATTATACATGTAATAAATGTAATTCTAATAAAAAATTACATCTTCATCATATAAAACCCGTATATTCACACTCAGAATTAGCATATGATTTCGACAATATTGAAGTATTATGTAAAAATTGTCATTATGATGTTCATAATTTAAACGGAGATTATAAAATCAATAAATCAAAAAAATCTAAATTAGGTATTGAATGGACAACATTTAAGCATATTGAATATATTGGCGAAGAAATGACTTATGATTTAGAAGTTGAACACAATTCACATAATTATGTTGCAAATAATATTTTAGTTCATAATTCTCAAAGATATGCCGACCCAACACAACTAGATAGTGGATTTGTTGTCAGAGAAGCAAGGCTTCAAGATAAAAAAAATCGTCAAAATAGTATTGATGTTGAAGATGATAAATTACAAGAAGAATGGATTTCTCGCCAATTAAAACAAATTGATCTTGCAAAAGAAAATTATGATTGGGCAGTTGCAAATGGTATTGCAAAAGAACAAGCAAGAGTTGTGCTTCCTGAAGGATTAACCAAAACAACCTATTACATTAATGGAACTTTACGTTCCTTTATTCATTACATTCAAGTTCGCGCTGATCCGTCAACACAAAAGGAACACAGAATTATTGCAAATGCTCTACTACAAAATTTGCAACAATATTTCCCATTTTTAAATCGGGTCTAAAACTAAATAAGAAATCCTCGTAAACAAAAAATCATTAAAGGATTAAAAATGGTATCTATAGATTTAACAAGGGACTCGTTATTTGATTCCCTTGGGGTAATACGTCTGCGCGAATCTTATATGAAAGATGAAGAACAAAGCCCCCAGGAACGATATGCATATGTTTCCGAAAAATTTAGTTCCAATCCTGAACATGCTCAAAGATTATATGAATATGCATCAAAACATTGGCTTTCATATTCCACCCCAATTTTATCATTTGGAAAATCAAAAAAAGGATTACCAATTAGTTGTTTTCTAAGCTATATGCAAGATTCAACTGAAGGATTAGTGGATACTTTATCGGAGACTAATTGGCTTTCAATGCTTGGTGGTGGTGTTGGAGTTGGTTTGGGTATTAGGGCTAAAGATGAAAAATCAACAGGTGTGATGCCTCATTTAAGAGTTTATGATGCATCATGTAGAGCATATCAACAAGGAACAACTAGACGTGGTTCTTATGCTATGTATCTTGATATTTCGCATCCTGATATTGAAATGTTTATTGATATGCGTAAAGCAACCGGAGACCAAAATCTTCGCGCACCAAATCTACATCATGGAATTAATGTAACTGATGAATTTATGCAAATTATTGAAAAATGTATGACTATCCCAAATTATGATGATACATGGGAATTAATTAATCCTCATAATAAAAAAGTTATGAAAAAAATTTCCGCCAAATATCTATGGCAAAAAATTCTTAATAATAGAATGGAAACAGGGGAACCATATCTTCATTTTATTACAACAGCAAATAGAGCACTACCTAAATGGCAAAAAGATAAGGGATTGGAAATTAAACAATCAAATTTATGTTCAGAAATAGAACTTTCAACAAATAAAGAAAGAACAGCAGTTTGTTGTTTATCATCAGTAAATTTATTATATTATGATATTTGGAAAGATGATCCATTATTTTTATCTGATATTCTTGAAATGTTAGATAATGTTTTACAATATTTTATTAAAAATGCACCAAATACAATCAAACGTGCAAAATATTCTGCAATGATGGAAAGGTCTGTTGGTGTTGGTGCATTAGGATGGCATTCTTATCTACAAAAAAATAATATCGCCTTCGAAAGTTTAGAGGCAATTGATGCAAATAATAAAATTTTTAAACATATTAGAGAACAATTAAATAATGCAAATTTACGTCTTGGTAAAGAAAGAGGAGAGGCGCTGGATGCAATTGGAACTGGATATCGTCTTTCTCATGTAATGTCGATTGCCCCAAACGCAACATCTTCAATTATTTGTGGTAATGTTTCCCCATCAATTGAACCTCTTAAAGCTAATATCTACAATCAAAAAACTTTATCGGGTGTGCATACTACAAGAAATGAACATTTTACAAATCTATTAAAACAAAAATATCCAGAACAAGATATTGATGAAGTTTGGAGAAGTGTATTAGCTAATGAAGGATCAGTTCAACATTTAGATTTCTTATCAGCACATGATAAAAATGTATTTAAAACTGCATTAGAAATTGACCAAAGATGGATTATTTTACATGCATCTACTAGACAAAGATTTATTGATCAAGGACAATCAATCAATTTATTTTTTGAACCAACAACTAATGTTAAATATTTACATGATGTTCATTTCTTAGCATGGAAATCTGGATGTAAAGCATTATATTATTGCCGAAGTGAAAATGTTGGTAGAACAGATAAAGTAGGTAAACAAATTGAACGACAAATCATTCATGAAATTCAAGAAATTGGTCTTGAACAATCAGATGAATGTTTAGCATGTAGTGGATAATGAATTATGAGTAATAAAAAATTAAAATTAACAGACAGACGTGATTATTTTAAACCATTTTCATATCCGTGGGCATATGATGCGTGGTTAAAATCAGAACAATCTCATTGGCTTCATACAGAAGTTCCAATGGATGGTGATGTAAATGATTGGAATCAACGAATTACTGATGGAGAACGATATTTTCTAACTCAGATTTTTCGGTTCTTTACTCAAGGAGATATTGATGTTGCGGATGGTTATATTGAAAAATATATGCCTTTCTTCCCACAACCAGAAATTCGCATGATGCTTTCATCATTTGCCGCGCGTGAAGCACTCCATATTGCTGCATACAGTCATCTAATTGAAACTGTTGGTATGGCTGAAACCACGTATGAAGAATTTCATAACTACAAAGAAATGCGAGATAAACACGAATATTTTGCCACTTTAGCTAAAAGCGATGAAGAATCAATTGCACAACAAATTGCCGCATTTTCGGCATTCACCGAAGGTATGCAATTATTCAGTTCTTTCATCATGCTTTTGAATTTTCCTCGTCATGGAAAAATGAATGGAATGGGTCAGATTATTGCATGGTCAATCATTGATGAAACCTTGCATTGTGAAAGTATGATTAAATTATTTCGAACTTTCGTTGAAGAAAATCGTCATATTTGGAAAGATAAATTAAAAAGTGAAATTTATACTATTGCAACTAAAATGGTTGAATTAGAAGATGCATTTATTGATCTTGCTTTTTCCCTGGGACCAATGCAAAATCTAACTGCCGATGAAGTAAAACAATATATTAGATATATTTGTGATAGGAGATTAATTGCTCTGGGATTAAAAGGCATTTTTAAAATAAAAAAGAATCCTTTAATGTGGGTAGAAGAAATTCTAAATGCCCCAGCACACGTTAACTTCTTTGAAAATCGAAGTACCAATTATTCTAAAGGCGCGATGACAGGAACTTGGGGAGATGTATGGAAATGAAATACAAAAATCATTTCACAATAATTAAAGAAATGAATACGCATCATATTTCAATAGAAGATAGAGATTTATATAATGTAAATGGAAGTAAACCATTTGATCCTATGGATCATGCAATTGATAATCAATTAAATATTAGAAAAATTTCAGAAACCCCAACTGGTCATCATATCTATCATATTAATGATACAAATCATCCTGAATATCATACGATTTATGCGTGGCATCCAGATGACAAAACATCTCATGTATCAGTAAATGTTACTGATATGGATAAAAATAAAGGTAAATTACCAAAAAATATTCATGTAGATATGGTTTCTTCCAAAAAAGGATCATCATTAAAAGCGCATGATTTATATCATCATTTAATTACCAATCATGACATGGTTATTACAAGCGGTGAACAAACAATGGGCGGTCTTAAATTATGGAAAAATTTAGCAAAAAATAAAGATGTATCAATTCGTGGATTTATACCATCAAATAATGAGTTTACTGGTCCAGTAAATTTAGATACAATGGAACCATTAAATCCTGCTAAATCAAATATGTTATTAATTGCATCAAAAAGTAATAATGAATAATATGAAAAAGAAATTTATAGAATATTATATGAAGATTGCGGAGGAGACAGCGATGTTATCCTCCGCAAGACGTTTAAAGGCTGGTTGTGTTGCCGCGAAAAATAATCGCATCATCGCCTACGGTTATAATGGAACTCCTTCTGGATGGGATAATAATTGTGAAATAGAAAAAAATGATGGCACTCTGATTACTAAACCAGAAGTTTTACATGCCGAAATGAATTGTTTAATGAAATTATGCCAATCAACAGAATCATCACTTGGCGCAATACTTTTTATTACTCATTCACCTTGCATGGAATGTAGCAAGGCTATATACCAGTCAGGTATAACCCATGTAATTTACAAAGACGAATATCGTCTTAATGATGGTTTGATATTTCTCAAAAAGGGAAATGTATTAGTAGAAAAATATTATGATATTATTAATGAAAAGGATTAATTATGTTTGATGAAAATGAGATTTCCATTAAAGCAAATGGCGGAACTGAATTAGCCAAAAGACATTTAGGGCAATTACTTCCCCAAGATTTACAAGATAATTTTCAAATTATTTGTTCGCGAGTAAGAGACTTACAAGAAGATAAAATTCGCATCTTCTGGTGCCACGATTTATTTGCTGATCCTGAATGTAAAAAATTAGCAGAACAATCTTTTCGCCAAAAATTTCATAAAATTGTATATGTAAGTAATTGGCAATATGATATGTTTAGAAAAGGATTAAATCTTCCTTATACTGAAAAAGATATTGTTATTGAAAATGGAATTGAGCCTATGCAATATATTCCAAATAAATCTAATGACGTAATTAATTTAGTTTATGCATCTACCCCACAAAGGGGATTAGGTATTTTAGTTCCTGTATTTGAAGCACTATACAATCATAGAAAAGATATTCATCTTCATGTATTTTCTAGTTTTAAAATTTATGGATGGGATGATGCGGATAAACAATTTAATGAATTATTTGAGCGGTGTAAAGCCCATCCAGCTATTACATATCACGGCTATCAGGATTACGCTACAGTGAGGCAGCAAGTCAGTCAGAGCCATATTCTGGCCTACCCTAGCATCTGGGAGGAAACATCCTGTAGAGTGCTTATAGAGGCAATGAGCGCGGGACTATTATGCGTTCATCCTAACTATGGCGCATTACCCGATACATCAGGTGGATTGACAATTATGTATCAAGGAGATGAAGATTTAAATCTTCATGCACAAATTTTTGCTAATACTTTAAATCAAGCAATTGATAAAGCAAAAAATATAGATATGGAAAATTATTCAAATCTTTTAAAGCATTATACTGATATGAGATTTGGTATTAATAAAATTTCTAAACAGTGGGAATTTTTGCTGAATGATTTACTAGATCAATATTCTACTATTGAAAGTAGAAAACTTAATAAAACTATTTTAACATTTAAATTTTAAGGAATAAACTATGGCTGAATATGATATTATTTGTCAAAATTGTGGAGTTGATTGTACAATATTAGTAAATCAACCCGGAATGCTAGGATTCGTTGTTGATTTTTGCCCGATTTGTGGGGAAGAAGTTGAAAATGATAATATGGATGAAGAAGAGGATGATGAAGATTAAATATGGATTACGATAATCCTTGGGTATATAAAAATAAAATATTTACAAGTGATGATATAGATGAATATGTTTCATTTGTCTATATCATCACAAATTTAAAAAATCATAAAAAATATATTGGCAAGAAAACTTTTGTTAATACTACACGAGTTGCCAAGAAAAATACTAAACGCCGAAAAATTGTTCGTAAAGAAAGTGATTGGAAAAAATATTATGGGAGTTCCAAATCTCTTTTATCTGATATAGAAATATACGGAAAAGAGCATTTTCGTCGTACAATTTTACATTTATGTAAAAATAAATCTCAGGCAACCTATTATGAAGCAAAAGAACAATTCAAAAGAGGGTGCCTTGAATCCGATAAATGGTATAATGAATGGATTTATTGTAAAATTCAAAAATCAAATATTATTTTGCGGGAATAATAGATACAATATTGGCTTTAATGAATGATCGCCATGCCATTATTTCCAGATCATAAATTCTTGCTACATGATCTGGAAATACGATAGGCGGTCCCGGTGGCCAATCTTCTTGAGGTACATATTTTAAATTTTGGGTGCATAACATATATCTAAGAGAAGCATATCCTTTTTTATAAAATATGATATATGCTATACCATCCAATAATTTATAATTAATTATTGCCATTTTTTGTTACAAATAAATCTGGCTGAATTACCGATAATAACATTAATTGATCATAACCCCCTATAAAATTATCATCAATAAAAATTGCTGGTGCCGTTCTATGTGCAATTTTATTATATTTTTCTAGGGTAATATCTATTCCAATTTCTTTTTCCCTAAAATCAATTCCCCGTGAATTAAAAAATTCCTTTGTCATAATACAAAATGGGCAATTTTTAATTGTATAAATTAATACATTCATTATAATATTTCCTTTTAGTGTTTAAGATATTTAGAAACATGATACATTGTAATTGCTGCTGCCGATGCAACATTCAATGATCTAATAACACCACGTTGTTCTAAATGATATACTTCATTTGTTGTATTGATTAAACATTCAGGAATACCATTTTTTTCATTACCAAAAACAAAACAAAATATAAAATCATTACGAAATTCATGATTATTATAATCAATTATAATTTTATTAAAATTATCTAAATTTTTTGATTTATATGTCTTATCAATAAAGATAGGAAATATTTTATTTGAATAACACATACTTAAAAAATTATCAGTCATTTCCTTTTCATTAGAAAAATCATTATAATTATAACGAACATAATCAATATAATTATGTGCGCCGACAGTAGATCGAGTATCTACTTTATTTTTACCAAAAATTAAAACTTTCTTTGCTCCTAGAATATGCGCGGACCTAATTCCATTTCCAATATTATTATCATATTCAAGATTAAGAAAACAAATAGCATAAGGAAGTCTATCGTTATCAGAAATAACTTTTAATTCTTCTACTGTTTTATCTTTTAAATCATCATGCACATTATACATTTTATTAACCTTTAATAAGTTCAACTTTTAATTTTTTACTACCGATTTTGACCATATCTAGATTTACGGCACATAGGTAGGTCATATCGAACTCTACGCCTCTAGCATATGGCCCACGGTCATTTACGCGGGCAATGATACTGCGATTATTGTCTAGGTTAGTCAAACGGACTAATGTTCCAAATGGTAATTTACGATGTGCTACAGTTAATTGATGATTAGGTGAAAATTTTTCACCATTAGCTGTTTTCTTCCCATGTTTATACCATGATGCTTTAGCATAATAAGTTTTAGTAATAGTAACATTATTATCTGTAGCATACGCAGCGTTGCTTATCAAAAGTGATGATAGCATCAGTGCTACTGCTGCAAATTTTTTCAAAGTAATTCTCCTTAAAAACAAAATCGGCGGCATAGACCGCCGATTGTATAGCCTATTATTATTGCTGGCAAGTATTACTTGCTGGCTTCCTCTAGTTTTGCCTTTGTTGACGATTCATAAAATTCTGATGCACGCAGCCCACTTTGAAAATAATTTTGTGTAACTGCTGATGCAATTCCCATACCTAAATTCATAGTATTATGATTTAAATTAATATTACGAGAATTATCAAATACCCCAAATGTATTTTTTGCTACATCTGCAATACCATCAAAATTTGCTCCCATAAAAACCACATCATAATTATATTTAGCAATCAAATTTTTAGTCATTTCTTTTACATCAATAGCTTTAAAATGTTTAGATGTATTTTCATAATTATTTGTTAGCATAACTAGAATAGCATTTTTTGCACCAGAATCCATCATATTATGCATAATACGTGCAGCGGAATCTAATAATGGTGTTGAACCACGAGGTTGAATTTCATTAGAAGAAATATCTTTCCAATTTTTTCGTGTAGTATTACGAACAATATCATAACTATATGAATCAAATACCGCAACAATAATATCAGCATCTTTAATTGGTTCAATATATTTATTAATACCTGAGATAGTTTCATCCCAAATATTAACCATTGATCCAGAACGATCAAGAAGAAAATATAGTTTATTTTTACTCATTATTTATTTTATCTTTATTGTTTGTTGAACACATAAGATTTATTAATAGAAATTCTACCTAATAATTAAATCCAGGGGGGTGGTTGACGGTTTTTCCAACTATGTAGGTGGGATTTACCAAATTTATAATAATTACGATAATTTTCGACAGAATCATCACTGATAATATATTCCTCTGGCATGGCGCATGGAATTTTAGTTAAACCAATATCTGATATATTTTTAGGAGAAATATGTAAAATATTATTTAATTCATAATTAGTGCAATATGAATGAATTTTTCCATAACGATGTGTATATTCCAAATGAAGATGTGTTAGATATTTAACTAACCAATAATAATTATCTCGTGATTCACGAACCCAAACTGCACTTGGATGATTCTGATGTGTCGCCTTTAATAAAACACGATTTGTAATAGGATCATCCAATTTCCAAATTTTATTGCGGCGACCATTCTTGATAATCGTTTCTTCTTTACCATCAAGAACACGGTGGGCAGTTGATAATAGTTGTGTTGATTCAAGAATCATTTTTACAGTATGACGATCAACTGCCCATACCGCCGAAGTAACATAACTGTGATCAAGATAGAAAATATTCATAATATAAAAAACTCATGTTAAAAATTTGGGGCGCGGCGCTGAATGAAATTTGATTGATAATTGGTGAAATTATAGAATCGTTTCACACAGGCAATCGCAACATCTACATCATACGGCTTACAAGAGAAAATGTCAATATATCCAGAGCCATCAATGTCAACAAAATGTGCGGTGATATTTGACGTTTCAATTAATTGCACTAAACTATAACCAGCTTTATCGGGATCGTGTGTGGCAAAATGTTTAATTGTTGGTTCGCCATATGCAACCATATCAATTTCTTCAATTAATACTTTAAGAAAATTTTTGTGATTTTCAACGTCTTTAATTTTATCCATATCACATCCACAAACATCAAGTAGTAGATGATACCCCCAATAATTATACGACATAACTTATCCTCTGATTTCTAGTTTAATTTTGCTGGTCTTTGGTTGAAAATAATTTAGTAATATATCCATCATATCTTCAGGATTGCAATTCCCACACATGAAGGCATCAATCGCACAATACCCTACTTCCGGCCAAGAGTGAAGAGAAAGGTGACTCTCGGCTAGAATAATTACGCCGGTAACTCCGTATTCATCACCAAAATGATGCATGTGACTAAAGATAACAGTGGCGCCACAATGTAATGCAGCGCCTTTAAGTAAATCTTCAATTTCAATAGGGTTGTTTAATCTATTGGATGGACAGCCACAAAAATCAACTAATAAATGTTTCCCACCTGCTGGAACCATATCGCTCTCCTATAGAATAAACAATAAAGCCCTATTTAGGTGTAATACGGAACAACATGAATTTCAAATTTACGATTGAAATCTAAATTTTCAAAAATATAATCATATGATACCCACAATCTATCCCAAATATATTGATCATATTGTTTACATTCATTGGGATTGATAGAAGTAATTTCCGAATCTTGACATGGTTCATATGTTGAAATATGTTTACCAATAATTAAATAATTTCCACTCATTACATCAGGAAGAAATAAATCTTGATCGCGTCCATCATAATAATTGTGTATCTCTTTATCGTCAGTATCGGTGTTATTATCACCAAAAATATATGGATCAAATTTTGCAATTAATCTTTTATCATTAATTAAAATACCATACCAAACTTGAACAGTAAAGTTTGTGCTCATTTTCTCATACCTTCTCTAAACAGGATTTACTTGTTCCAAACGTTTTAAACAAAGAATATTCCGGTGGTAGATCATCCATCTGTAATGAGAATATTTCTGAGGATTCCCAATAAGAATTTCCAATAATTGTTCCAATTTTACCTAGAAGAAAATGATCTTCTGGAAAATTAATTATTCTAACTCTGTCACCAATTTTTAATTCCATATCCATGATACAAATTCCTAAACAGCTAATACCCAATAAATTAAAGCAATGTATGTGATTTGATGAAGATATTGATCAAATCCAGTTAACCACCAAAATTGATTATGTGTTGTTGGTTCCTATTGCATGATGCGATTGATATTCATTTTAGCCCAATCAATATGATAATGAGCAATATAATCAATTGCGAAAATAAAAAGAATTTCATCTGGCATCAAGGCGCGTTGAAAATACCCCATAACTAAAAAGAAACATAGAGCGGTTCCACTGGCATTTTTTGCTGCGTGCAATACGCCGCCCGCGTGACCATACGTTCCTTTATTAGACCATTCAAATTTGGGTTGCCAAATCCAATCAATAATTAAATGTTTACATTGTAGAAAAAACATTAACCAAATAGCTGTCATAATCTAAATCCTTATGAATTAAAATTCATCACCAGTGTAACCTTGTTTACGTGCATTCTTTTTTCTTTTAGCCAAATTATATGCGTGGTTCACGTCATCACTAAATCCATGATCCCTAGCAACGATATGTTCCGTGCCATTGGGATGCTTCCATACACCCATATTGCCGATATCGCTATAGTCAGATGGGTTAGTGCCACCATTTGCGTGATAGGCAAGAAATTTTTCAACTAAAGGATGATCTTCCAATCTGTCCATATGTTCATCATATTTTTTTCCACTATCCCAATAATTTCCTTTAGCCCGTTGATGTGAACGAAAAAGAACTTTTACAAAATCATTGTGAGTAATACCATCGGGAAATTCTGGCGTCTTTGTCATTTTCTCAAATTTAGAATGAGTGATATTTTCAACGTGACCAACATCAGACCACATATGATTTTTTTCATCATGATCTATTAATGGTGGGAAAACACCCATTTTATTTGTTTTGTATGCCTTTGTTCCATTCTCTATGTCACGGGATAATACTCTGTGATGATCAGTGAAGGAATCACCATTTTCGGCGTGATTTTGCATTTGCCCCAATGTCATTCCATCATAATAATCTTTATTGTGGTGTGCATCTAAAGTTGAACGAATAGCAATTTTTGTTCCGTATGGAATGTGATGTGTTTGACCATCAATTGTAATTTGCGCGGGTTCTTTATGTTTAATGTAAGCACGAGATGATCCTGATGGCATATTACCTTCAACGCCCGTAGGTTCACCACGTTCAGATAATTCTTTAATTTTGTTTACAACAAGTGTCTTTCTGTTCTTGGAACTTGGTGGCGCTTGAACAATTGCCTTTAATTCGGGGTGCAATTCCTCAGTAATTAAACTTCTAATGAATGTCTTGAAATTATCCATAAATATATCCTCTGTTTTTGAAATTATTTATGGAGCACCCACCCAGGATTGAACTGAAAATTGAAGATTACAAATCTACTGTTTTGCCAATTAAACTATAGGTGCTTTCATTACATGTTAGCTAAAGCTGTTCGTCCATCTGAAAATTCGGTCCATGTCTGAAAATATATAGCATACTTGGTGCCTTTTTCATTTGGGCGAAAATGATGTGATTTCCATCCTTCCCGAACCTTTCCTTTAATTGGACCATAAATTCCAACAGGAATTTCATCACCAATTACGATGACAGTATCATCTTTCATATCTTTAAGAAGTTCTTTTAATTCACCAACGGTAATCATTTATTCTTCTTTTCCATTTACGTAGCCATCAATAAATTTTGGGAAATTTCTTTTAAATTTATCTTTATCCCAATTAAGAATTTGTCCGGTGTCAAGATCAATGTTTAAATAAACATAATCACCATAATGTTCTTCTGGCATAAAGGAAGGGACATATCCTTCATAATTTAAAATTGAATTATTATTTGTGTCAACAAACTCGGCACAAAAATCGTCTCTAACTTTTAGATACATTTTCATAACATTGATATCGACTTCAACTGGCTTATTTACTTTAATTTTCATTTTGTTTACCCCTATTTGAATGAAATTCACGATGCCACCCCACGGAATCAATATGAAAATGAACCGATAATCCAATTGGCTCGCCATAAGCAGCGCGATAAACATTCAACATGGTTTCAAATTCGACCAAAAAATCGTAAACATCTTCTGTTTGTTCAAGAGTTGCCAATCCTGGCGCCTTTACGTAAGCAAGCAATTTTTCTTTGATCATTTTAAAATTCTTTCACTTTCGCGGGGGATTGATGTCAATATCAACTAGATAAGGATCGCCTGCTTGAACATACCAATCTGGTGCAGTTGGGCTGGTATTTTTAGCGTTTTCTTTATCTCTAAATTCTTCAGCTTCTTTCAAAGTTAGAAAATCTGTATCAGACCAATGTTTTGATCCCCAACCGCGTTCATATTCTCTTAAAGTAACTCTGTATCGTGCCTGCATTTTAAAATTCCTTTAAATGGTGCGGCCAACGGGGATCGAACCCGCATTTTCTGGCTTGAAAGGCCGGAGTCCTAGTCCTAATTTAGACGACAGCCGCTTTAGATCAAATTTTAGACCATCCTGTATTTGATGCAATATCACCTTCAAGATGCTTACGTAGGTATACTACACTGCGGTCTAGACTGTCAAGAAGAACCTCATAGTCACCATAAACTTCTTTGAGTAAGTCACCATTATAATCTTTGATTTGTTGTTTGTTAATTGCAATCGAATCATATTTAATCATTTTGTAATCCCAATCTTTTCAAATCTTTGGATGATAGTTGTTCTTTGGTGGCATAATAATATCTAGATTTGTTTCTGTAAATGCCTTGACTTTTTTGAATAGTTTTCTTCAGAATAACATCATACTGATAATTACCAAACAAAATAGTTTTACCATATTGATCAACATATGAACGATCAGGAGGAAATTCTTTCATTTCGACCCAATACCAAATACCGTTGCGCCATATTTAATTTCCTTTATATATAAAATCAATTGCCACATGAAGATGAAAAATATCAAATTAATAAAAGCGATTATGCAATAAACAATATTCAATATGAAATAAGCAAAAGGCTTAATCTTGGATCAATAAACAATGCCGCTTATATACGGACTAATTAAACCAAGGGTCAATTTGCCAAATGATATGAGCAATCCCATATCTTTCTGATAATTGTTTTGCTATATTAAATAAATATAATCCTTCTCCATGTGGCATCCCGTAACCTTTCGATTACAGAATTTTTGCGAATTTTAAAAATTCCGCCATTTCTGATGACAATGTAATTTCATGCGACAGATTAAGAGAAATTAACTTGTCACTAATGTCCTGCAATTCTTTCTTGCGATTATTAATCCTATTTTTCAGGAGATCAATCTCTTTCTGAGAATATACTGAAAAGGATTGACGATCAACCGCGTTGTGAAAATCCCGCCCATCGCGTTTCGCGGAAAATTCTAAGATTTTTTTAATTTCTTCATTGGATTTTGATGGTGTAAGCCTAGATACCAACTCTTTCAGAAATTGAATTTCCATAAGAATTGTATTACGCAAAGCCAATAATTCATTAATTCTGGTGGAGGAATTTAATGCGCCAACTTTAGTGCGAATGTCAACCAGAATTGTTTCTAGATACGAAACATCAGCAAATACTACTTCGTTTTCCACAAAACGATCATAAAGGACTTTTTCAAAGTCAACAGTATCATGATCCCACACGTTAAACCAAATTTCAGTATTTGAACGAAGTTCATTCCTCTTTTCTTTGATTTTCTCAATGATTGCGGATTGAACAGCGGCGGCGTTGCGTAGGTTGATATTTGCTAACATGATATAGTTCCTTTAAAAATTCAAACGGGGAATTAGTTTACCAATTTCTTCTTTTACAATCTCATTACATTGTTTTTTAATATCGGCTAACATCTGTTGACGATCATCGCCTCGTGTTTTTTTCCATAAATGAGTATTACGACTCATGTCAAGAGACATTTTATCCTCAAACTTGGATTTTGCAAACGAGAAGCGAATAGTAGCATATTCATCGGTATAAAGCAAGCCCGAACCTGAACACATTGTATGAACTTCTTCATTGTCTTCACTTCCAATTAGATTGAAAATATGAAAACTAATCATGTCAATATTAACTGTTACAACTGGTGGCATAAGTTAATCTTCTTCGTGTTGTTGCATTAATTCTTGGGCTGCTTCAAATCCTTCCCAATTATCAACACCAACTTCTACTAGACAATTAAGAAAAATTGAATCATTAAGTAGTTCGTTGTATTCTTCTAGGGTGATAGTGATTGTTGGTTTTTCTGTCATTTATTTATATCCCATATTTTTTAGCATTCTAGCAATAAGATTCCACACATGCAAGTTTAATCGTGGATAATTCTTGACTGATCCAGTTCTATTGGTTTTCTCTTGGATCAGTGCATCATCTTTACCACGATACGTTACGCCTGCATAATTACCTTTTTGTGAAGTTCCAGTTCCATCATTATAAAGTTTCATTTTAGCAATTTCTGTAACTTTACCAGTGATGGCGGAATGTAATTCAACCGTTATTATTAGCATTTTTCTCTAATTCATCAATTTTATTTGATACTATTTTTAAATGCTCAGTATTAAAATTTTCGATTTTAGCGATCATGGCATCCATAGAATTTTCAAATTCTATATCTCGTGTTTCGCTATGATTTTTTACATATTCATATTCACCCATAATATGACCATATTCATAAGACAAATTAATTAAATTAACGATTAATTCTTTAAAAGTCATTTTATACATCCTTTGTTAAATGATCAATAATGGTATGCCCGACAATTTCATCATCCATATTCATTCCTGATTGTTCGGCAATATGCATCAGAAGATCACATGCATCAGGAATATCATAAAATATAATACCTTCATTTACAACAGCATCAGCAATTTGAATGAGAGGAATTAGCCATTCTCTATACATGTCTAATTCCCGCCGTGTGTCATTATAGCTATTCATCCAATATTCAATATTATGTACCAATGTTTAAAACCTTCAGTAGTTCTCTTGCTAATTTAATTTCTGCTTCATAAACACCATCATCATAACCATCTTCATATGTAACTCTATATGAATGTTCATATGGGTTAGGAATTTTATTGGCACGTTTTCTAATCAATTCGATATATTCATCTGAAATATAATGTAATCTTAACATCACATACCTGCCCCATTCAGAAAACACATTACACCAAGATATGGTGTCCAACAAGCAATAGGCTCGCCCATTAAATTTTCTCGTGGTTCTAAAATTCTTGATGGAGGAACAGTTACCCACTCATTTGTTCCATATTTAAATTGATTACTATCCGTAAAAATCTGTAACTTATCACCATATACACGAATTTTTACAGGACGACAATCAGAAGTATCACAACATGAAATATCTGTCCCTGGAATTTTAAGTGATTTAAAAAATGGTCCCATTGCGGGATCGGCATTTTCTGGTGGTGTTGCCATTACAGGAACGGTCAACATAAATGTCATCACAGTTGCATATAAAATTTTTCTCATTGCTTCCTTCAATTTAAATTAAAATTTTTTAATTTTAATGCGCGCACTAGGATTTGAACGCAGAATCAATCGGTTATGAGCCGACAGCTTTGCCAATTAAGCTATACGCGCCTAATAATTATTTTTCAAACAATACCTTAAAAATTAATATTTCGAACCTTCGCATGATAGATTCAAAATCTATTGCCTTACCGCTTAGATATACTCTTTCAAAATATTTTAGTGGTCCGCATGGCCGGATTCGAACCAGCAACCTACAGATTAGAAATCTGTTGCACTGTCCAGTTGTGCTACATGCGGTTATTGAGAGGAATCTACTATCTATGCGTCATTCTGTCAACATGGTTTTTCAGGTTCTTCATATTTCACCATAGCTTGTGTTACCACAAACGCACCGTTATGAGCAAGTTCATGCTTAAATCCACCAAAAGGTTGATAATCAGCGGCGATATAATTATTTATAATAGTTTCTAAATTAATTAAACAATCATTTAAACTTCTACTTGAAATATAGTAAGCAATTTTATAATCAATAATTTTTCGCATAATCAAATTTTTCTTCCAAGAGTTTTTGCGTCAGTTTCGTTAGTGATATATTGTAATGGACCCTTTGAATAAAGGGGTGCTACACGGCCCTGTAGGCGTCGCACAGCGGCTTTAACATGTTCAGGCTCAGTGTGTAGGTTAGCTAGAATACCACGCGCCTGACAAGTTTCTTTATATGATTCTAGAGGTTCCATGAATTGTTTATTTTCAATCTTAATTGTTGGTGTTGTTTGCTCTTTCACAAATTTATATGTTTTCTTGCGTGCTTTGATTTGATCGGGATGTGCGCCCATCTTACGAAGAAATTTATCATGTTCTCGCTGCAACTGTTCCAATTTTCTAGACATTAAAAATCCTATCACTACGATGTTTTCTCGTCTTACCCCAAAAAAACATGCATAGCAAATGAAAAATGTTATTGACAATCTCAAAGAAACACCATATACTTGCAGTGTTGCAAAAAAAAAAAGAAATAAACAATAACTGATCATTCACCGTTACAAGAATGATAGATAATGTAATATGGGTAAAATGAGTGAATTGAAATTTCCCATAAATTGCAAATAATAATGAAAAGGAATAAATAATTATGCAAATTAATATTACCGTAGAAGAATTACAAAAAAGAAAACTTTTCGTAGCAAGTCCGATGTATGCTGGGCAATGTGCAGGATTATATGCACGATCCATTGCAGATTTAACTGGATTATGTGTAAAATATGGCATTGAAATGAAATTTTATGCACTTTTCAATGAATCATTAATTACTAGGGCAAGAAATTATTGTGTAGATGAATTTCTTCGTAGTGATTATAGCCATCTTTTATTTCTTGATAGTGATATTGGCTTTAATGCAAATGATGTAATTGCAATGCTTGCTCTACAATCAGATGAATCGGAATATGATATTCTTGCTGCCCCATATCCAAAAAAATGTATTAGTTGGGAAAAAATTAAACAAGCAGTAGATAAAGGTTTAGCAGATGACAATCCAGCAATTTTAGAAAAATTTGTTGGAGATTATGTATTTAATCCTGTTGCTAATACAAATCAAATTGCATTAAATGAGCCAGCAGAAATTATGGAAACTGGAACTGGTTTTATGATGATTAAAAGAAAATTATTTGCAGAATACGATATGGCGTATCCTCAATACAAATATAAACCAGATCATGTTCGTAGTGACCATTTTGATGGTAGTCGCGAAATTATGGCATATTTTGATTGTATTATTGATCCAGATTCTAAACGCTATTTGTCAGAAGATTATATGTTTTGCCAAAATGTTCGCAAAATGGGTGGAAAAGTTTGGCTTTGCCCCTGGATTTCTACACAACATGTTGGTATGTATGTATTCGGCGGGTCTCTCGCTGATCTTGCATCAATTGGAGCGTCAGCAACCGTTGATATAGATAAAATCAAAAAATAAAGGCTTATAATATGATTGACTCTAATAAAATAAATAATATTATTGAGGAATATAAAACAAAAACAATTACTAATGATGAATATGGTATGTATTTAAAAGATACCATTTCATCATTAATTGATTTTTCTATTAAAATGACAACAATTTCTGCTATTTCTTCTAATATTTCAAAAGAAAGATTTGATATTTTAGATAAAATTTATGTAAATGAAACAGTAGAATTAATGGGTCTATTGCAAATTGTTAGAGATGGAATTAATTCGATTATTGATGATAAGGTTTAATTATGTATAATGAAAAAAATATTGTTCAAGCAATGAGATTATTTTCTGATATTTCCACTGCATATGTGGAAGAACTTAAAAATTATTCTGAACAAATGGCTCTATTAGATGAAGATAGTTTAACTGAATATTGTGAAAAATATTCGGATGAAATTGATGAATTGATGAAAAAAACATCATATATTAAAAAATTAGTTGATTTTCTTCAAAATAGCGAATCTACAATTCATTAAATTAAATAAGAAATAATATTATGAAAATTAGTAAAAAACTACGTGCAATTCTATCTAGTTATTCTATTATTAATCCAGGTATAATGTTTAAAGAAGGAAATATACTATCAACTATTTCTCCTCTTAATACTATTATGTCAACATGTGTTATTGATACTACATGTCCACAAGATTTTTGTATTTCTAATCTATCAGAATTTATTAATATTATTAGTATTATTTCAGATAATCACGAAATTACATTTAATGATTATCAAATGATTATTAATTCTGGTAAATCTATAATCAAATATACTCTTGCTGATCCAGATACTATTACGTATTCTGGTTACGATGAACCTGTATTTGATAATACATTAACATCATTTATGCTTGATTCTTTTGATCTTTCTGCAATTATTAAAGCATCTAGTATTTTAAAATCATCAGAAATTTTAATAAAAGGTAATAGTAAAGGTATTACTATTACCTCAGGTAAATTAAAAGAAAAATCTGCTAGTAGATTTACTAAGAAAATTGATGATATTTTAATTGAACCACGTATTGAATTTGAACGCATATTTAATCTTGATAATTTAAAAATTATTGATGGAACATATAGAATTACACTACCCGATGATCCTTTTATGGAAATGATTTCTACAAATGAAGAAAATCAAATGAAATATTGGATTGTTGCATCTGAATAAAAAATAATTAATGAGGTTTATATAATGGAAAATATTGCAAATTTTGTTTGGACATTTAAATATGCTCCGCAAAAATTAAACGAATGTATTCTACCTTCTTCTATTAAAGAAAATATTAAAACAATTATTTCGCGTGGGGCCGCTCAGAATATGATTCTTACTGGTCCCGCAGGATGTGGTAAAACCACTATAGCAAAAATGATTGTAAAAGAAATGGGTGCGGATTGTCTTTTTATCAATGCTTCAATGAATGGAAATATTGATACTCTTAGAACAGATATTAAAAATTTTGCATCAAATAAATCATTTAATGGTGGGCGTAAATATGTAATTCTTGATGAAGCTGATTATATGAATAAAAATTCTACCCAACCAGCTTTACGCGCATTTATTGAAGAAAATATTAAAAATTGTGGATTTATTTTTACATGTAATAAAATTGATGGTATTATCGGGCCATTACATAGTCGTTCAGTAATTATTGATTTTGATATTCCTTCCGAGGAATATAGTGATCTTGCTATGCAATTTTATAAGCGTTGCGAAAATATTTTACAAAATGAAGGAATTTCTTTTAAAACAAAATATCTTCAGACATTAATTGCAAAATTTTTTCCTGATTATCGTCGCATGATTAATGAAATGCAATTTTATTCTTCTAGCGGCACATTAGATGTAACAAAAATTCTTGCAAATAATGATAATTTAATTAATGAATTAATTCCATTTTTAAAGAAAAATGATTTTACAGAAATTCGTAATTTTGTAAGCAGAAATATGGACAATATTCCTGGGATGTTTAATTTTCTTTATGAAAATCTTACTGATAAAGTTGTTACTAATAATATTCCAGATTTGATTTTAATTTTATCAAAATATCAATATCAAGCAGCATTTGTTTCATCCCAAGAAATTAATACAGCCGCATGTTTAACTGAATTGATGACCCTTGAATATGTCTAATAATTTAATGAAATCTATTAATAATAGAGGCGAGATTTATTTTGCTATGACACGCCTCTATAAGAAAAAAACAAAATCACCATTTAAAATTTGTGTTGAATGTTTTAATGAGATTAAATATAATACTTATTATTGTGATGTTGTAACTTTTATTCCTAGTGAAACAGTTAAAATAGATATTAATTATTATCATTTGCATAAAAATTGTGCAAAAAATATTCAAGAAATTCCATTGAGAGATATTATTCATGCAAGAAAACAAAACAATATTTGATGTAATTAAAAATTTATCTTTTGACAAAAATATTCATACTAAAGAAGAAGATTTAAAATTATATGAATCATTTGTAATAAATAAAAGTTTTTCTCTTTATCAAGATACTATTTTTTACGCTAATGAAATGAATATTAATAATCAATTACCAGATAAAATGAAATATGATTATTATATGTCATCAATTAGAAAAAGAAAAAGATGGACACCCTGGCCAAAAAAGAATTTGGACAATGAAATTATTGATTTAATTTCAAAGGCATATAATGTAAATTTTAAGAATGCAATTTCAATAAATAAATTATTAACACCAGAACAAATTGAGGTGATAAAATTAAAATATAGAGAGGATAATAAAAATAATGATAAAAAGTCTGAATAGTGATAATTATGATAAATTATTTCGTAATACTGGCATAGAAATTCAAGTAGAAGAAAAAAATTTTCTTAAAGTAAAAGAAACATTAACACGTATTGGTATTGCATCACATAAAACAAAAACATTATATCAATCATGCCATATTCTTCATAAACAAGGTTTATATGGTATTTTACATTTTAAAGAATTATTCATTCTTGATGGAAAATCGGCAAATTTTGATCCAGAAGATTTACATAGAAGAAATTTTATTGTAAAGTTATTAACTGATTGGGGATTAGTGCAGCATAAAAATGTATCTAAATTAGATATACCAGTTGATATAGCACAAAACATTAAAGTTCTGGCATTTAAAAATAAAAATGATTGGAATTTAGTAGCAAAATATACAATAGGAAAGTGAATACAATATGAAAACTAATTTTAATATGGTTTGTGATTTTATGACTGCATTTGGTCAAAAAATCAGATTATATCCAGAAATGCCAAGTGAAAAAGAAATTGAATTGCGTGTTGATTTAATTGAAGAAGAATTTACTGAATTAAAAGAAGCAATCAAAAATAATGATATCGTAGAAGTAGCCGATGCTCTAACAGATATTTTATATGTTGTTTATGGAGCGGCATTAACTTGGGGAATTGATATAAATGAATGTTTTGATGAAGTACATTATTCTAATATGAGTAAATTAGGTGATGATGGCAAACCGATTTATAATAATAATGGTAAAGTTATGAAAGGGCCAAATTATGTTAAACCGGATTTGGAATACATTATTCGGAAACAAAAATCAAATAAACTCGAAGATTATTAATATGGTAGATATTATTTCAATAATTAGGAAAACTTTCCCTACGGCTAAGTTAACTGATCAAGATATTTTAAATATTGAGAAAATATTTTCCAATAATTATAAAAGATTGTCAGGATTTTTTTCCCAATTAGGACACGAATCTGCCGGATTTTCTGTAATGGAAGAAAATTTGAATTATTCAGCAAAAAGATTATATGAAGTATTTCCAAAATATTTTCCAAATATTGAATCTGCTAAAGATTATGCTTATAATCCTATAAAAATTGCTAATAAAATCTATTCTAATAGAATGGGTAATGGTTCTGAATTATCCGGTGATGGTTATAACTTTAGGGGGCGTGGATTTATTCAACTGACAGGTAAAGATAATTATAGTAAATGCTCTAAAGCAATTAATATTGATATTGTTAATAATCCCGATCTTTTGCTACAAACTAATAATGCCTTATTATCAGCTATTTGGTATTGGGATTCTCGTAATTGTTCACAGTATTGCGATGCGGAAGATATTGTTGGCTTGACTAAAGCTATCAATGGTGGTACAAATGGTCTTCAACATCGTATTGAATTGTTCAATACTTTAATGACCGAATTTAATAAAAAAACCGATTCCTATTATCGACATTTATGATAATAATCAAAGGAATAATTAATAATAAAGGGTAAATAGTGACTTTTTTTTATACATCTGTTGATATGGAATATAATAAAATTTTATTTCGGGGATATAAAGATGGAAAAAGAATTAAGAAGAAAGTTGAATACACACCAACTCTTTATGTAGAATGTAAAGAAAAATCTGAATTTAAGACATTGGATGGTAAATTTGTTACTCCAATGTCTTTTGAAAGTATGAAAGAATCACGAGAATTTACTAAAAAATATAAAGATGTAACTAATTTTAAAATTTATGGTAATACTAATTATCCAATTCAATTTATAAGTGATATTTGGCCAGGTCATATTAATTTTGATATGACCGTAATTGATATTGGTGCAATTGATATTGAAGTTGCTATTGGCGAGGATGGTTTTCCTCATCCCGAAAAAGCTGAACAAGAAATTATTACAATTACATATCATAGTAGCCAAGACAAAACTTATATTTGTTGGGGTATGAAAGATTATTTTGTTGAAAATAGTATTTTAAAAGATGTTAAAATTAAATATATTAAATGTCGTGATGAAGTTGATCTTCTTTTAAAATTTATGGATTATTGGATGGGTAATTACCCAGATATTTTAACTGGATGGAATTTAGATGGATTTGATTTAGTTTATATTATTAATAGATTAAAGAAAATTTTATCAGATGATATATCAAATAAATTTTCTCCATGGAATAAAGTAGAAGAAACAACTGATTATAATTTAAATGGTGATGAAATTCAAGCATATAATATTTCAGGTATTCAAGTTATTGATTATATGAAAGCATTTAAAAAATTCGCATACAAATATCCAAAACAAGAAAATTACAAATTAGGTAATATTGGATTTGTTGTTCTCGGTGAAGAAAAATTAGATTATTCTGAATATAAAGGATTAACTGAATTATATGAGAAAAATTTCCAGCGATTTTGTGATTATAATATCAAGGATGTTGTTCTAATTGTAAAAATGGAGGAACAATTAAATTTATTTTATCTCATTGCAACTATTGCATATATGACTAAATCTAATTTACAAGATGCTTTTAGTCCTGTAGCAAGTTGGGATAATTATATCTATAATGAATTATGTAATAGAAATATAGTTATTCCTCCTAAAGTAAAAAAAGAAAAATTACAAAAAATTGAAGGTGCATTTGTAAAGGAACCAATTGTAGGAAAATATAATTGGATTATGAGTTTTGATGCTACTAGCCTATATCCTATGTTAATGATTCAATCTAATATGTCACCCGAAACTATTATTGATAAATTTAGTAGATATATGGAATTAAAACAAGAGGCAGAAAAAAGAGGAATTTTATGAAATTAGTGAAAGATATGACAGATGATGAAATTTTATCTGAATTAAATTTTATTGATAATGTTCGTAAATGTAATCCTGAAAATTTATTAAATGATACTTTTAATTTTGATATTCCAGTAAATTATAGTGTTACTGCACGGGCGGAAATTTTTGATAATGATAAAGAAGGCATTTTTCCCACAATTATTCAATATGTTTTTGATTTAAGAGCCGAGACCCGTAAAGAAGAAAAAATTATAAATCAAAAATTAGAAGATAAATCATTATCTAAAAAAGATAAAAAAGAATTAGAAAAACAAAGTATTCAGCTTTATAATAAACAACTTGCTATTAAAATTTTGTTAAATTCATTATATGGCGCAACATCTAATATGTATTTCCGTTATTATGATGAAAGAATGGCGGAATCTACTACAAGAAACGGTAGACTTACTATTAAATGGGCGGAAAAAACTATTAATAATTATTTAAATAATTTATTAAAAACAGATAAAGATTATGTTATAGCAATTGATACTGATTCTGTCTATATTGATTTTAGTAGTTTAGTTGATAAACTTTATAATAATTTAGATACAAATAAAATTGTCGATATATTAGATATTATTGCGAATGAAAAAATTTCTAATTTATTAAATGATTCTTTTAATGAATTACGCAATAAACTTAATTCTAAACAACAAAAAATTTCAATGAAAAGAGAAGTTATTTCTGATGGTGGTATTTGGACAGGAAAAAAACATTATATTTTGAATGTTCTTGATAGTGAAGGTGTTAGATATTCAGAACCTAAATTAAAAATTGTTGGTATTGAATGTGTAAAATCATCAACTCCCAAAATTATTCGTGATATGATTAAAGATAGTATTAAAATTATTATGAATACTGATGAAGTAACTACACAAAAATATATCACAGAATGTTATGAAAAATTTAAAACGTATGCACCAGAAGATATTGCTTTTCCGCGCGGGGTTAAAAATATTCATAAGTATACAGGAACAAGTACTTTATATACAAAAGGAACACCAATTCATGTAAGATCGGCTATATTATATAATATGTTATTAGAAAAACATGAATTAGATACCAAATATGAAAAAATTAAGTCTGGGGATAGTTTAAAATTCATATATTTAAAAACACCAAATATCATAAAAGAAAATGTAATTGGTTTTATTGAAGTATTACCAAATGAATTTAATTTACATCAATACATTGATTATGATACACAATTCGAAAAGGTTTTTGTAGCACCAATTCAATCAATTCTAGATGCTATTGGATGGGAATGGAAATCATCTAAACCAAAATTTAATTTAAATATGTTTAAAAAAGGAAAATAATATGTCAGCTTTACGTGATAAATTAATTAAAAATACCAAATTAAAATATACAAGCGTATTATCCGATAGCCAAATTTTAAAAGATAATACAATGATTGATATCGGTATTCCTGGGGTTAATCTAGCCTTATCAGCGGAATTAGATGGAGGTCTGACATCTGGTGTTACAGTTATTGCTGGGCCATCTAGACATTTCAAATCTGGATTTGCCTTATTAATGGTTGCAGCATTTCTTCGTAAATATCAAGATGGAATTGTTCTTTTCTTTGATAGTGAATTTGGTATGCCAGAAGCATATTTTAATACATTTCAAATTGATCGAGATAAAATCATTCATATTCCAATTACAGATATTGAACAATTAAAATTTGAGTTAGTCAGTCAATTAAATGCAATTGAACGTGGTGAACATATAATGATTGTAGTGGATTCTATCGGAAATCTTTCTTCTAAAAAAGAATCTGAAGATGCTGCCAAAGGAAGTGGGGCGGCGGATATGACTAGAGCAAAAGAATTAAAAAGTTTTTATCGTATTATTACACCACATCTTAAATTAAAAAATATTCCTTTTATTGGAATTAATCATACTTATAAAACAATGGAATTATATTCTAAAGATATAATTTCGGGGGGTTGTGTAGTTAAAGATACTGAAATTCAAACAGTTAATGGCTTAGTTAAAATTCAAGATTTAATCGAGGGGGATGTTATAATAACAAATTATGGAAATAATTCTATTTCACATGTTTGGACACCAGAAACATTAGATAATGGTTATCCAGAATGTTATGAGATAGAATTTGAAGATGGGCATACTATAATATGTTCAGAAACCCATAAATTTTTAATTAATGGTAAATGGATAGAGGCCAAAGATATTGTTACTGGAATGGATTGCCAAACAATTTAATATCAGCAGCATAATATAATCCATGGAGAGATACATGCATATATTGTGGAATTATTAGTGTAGCGGGAAATATTAAAAGATGGCACAACGAAAATTATAAAAGGAAAACAAATGAAAATTAAAAATATTAAAAAAGTTGGTAAATTACCTGTTTATGATATAACAGTAAATAGTGACAATTATGATGAACAGCATTATGTTTTAAAAAATAACGTCATAACACATAATACTGGTGGGTATTATTCCGCCGATACAATGTGGATTATTGGTCGCCAACAAGAAAAAGATGATGATGAATTATCAGGATATAAATTTATTATTAATATTGAAAAATCTCGTTTTGTTAAAGAAAAATCTAAAATTCCCATCATTGTAAAATTTGAAAAAGGAATTGATAAATGGTCTGGATTATTTGATATCGCACTTGAAGGAGGCTTCATTGCAAAAGCCAATCAAGGATGGTATAATGAGATTGACCAAGAAACAGGAGAAATTATTGGTGTAAAACGTCGCCGGGGTGATTTAGAAAATGATGATGAATTTTGGGCACGAACAATTACACCAAAATTTAAAGAATATGTTAAAGAAACATATTCAATTTCTAGTGGTCATATTTTAGATGAAGAACAAGAACAAACTGAAAGCGAGTAATTAATATATGAAAGAATCATTAATCATTGACTATTTAATGAGTAATGAAGAATATTTCCGCACAGTTTTACCACATCTTAAAAGAGAATATTTCTCCGATAATAGTTGTAAAACTGTATTTGGAATTATTGAAGATCATTATAATGAATATGGAAATTTACCAAATAAGGATGTTATTGAAGTAACATTTAATGATATTGATTATTTAAAAGAAAATGATTTTAATAATTGTGTAGAATTAGTTAATAAATTAAACACAAGAGCGGATTTTGATTTAACTTGGGCAGTAGATAAAACTGAACAATATTGTCGTAATCGTTCTGTATATAATGCTATCATGGATTCAATTAAAATTTATGATGGTAGTGATGAAAGAAATATAAATTCAATTCCAAGTTTAATGGAAGAGGCTCTTGCCACAAGATTTCAAAAAAATTTAGGACATAACTATGTAAAAGATAGTGAAAGTAGATTTGAAAATTATGGCAAATCTGTAGAAAAAATTCCATTCGATATAGAAATTCTTAATAATGCAACTCGTGGTGGTATCGAAAGAAAAACATTAAATCTTGTTATGGGACCAACTGGTGTTGGTAAAACATTAGTTCTTTGTCATTTGGCAGCAAGTTGGTTTTTGATGGGATATAAAGTTTTATATATCACTATGGAAATGGCAGAGGAAAAAATTTCCCGCCGAATTGATTCTAATATTCTTGATATTGATTATCATGAATTAGAAATGATGGATAAAAATAAATTAAATAATAGAATGAAAAAAGTTCGTTCTAAAACAACTGGCGATATTATTGTAAGAGAATTTCCAACATCTGGGGCTAATTCAACACATTTTAAATATCTTATTGATGAATTGAAATTAAATGAAAATTTTATTCCTGATATTATAGTAATTGATTATCTTAACATTTGTTCATCATCAAAATTAAAAGCAAATGCAATTTCTAATCCATATTTGTATTATAAAACTGTTGCAGAGGAATTACGGGCACTTAGCCAGCAAACTAACACCGCAATCTTCTCAGCCACACAGACTAATCGTGGGGGCTTTAAGAATAGCGATACAGACATGGATGATACTAGTGATTCGTGGGGATTACCCATGACTATTGATCTTATGATTGCATTGATTGTTAGCGATGAATTAACAGCATTAGGTCAAATGATGTTAAAACAACTTAAAAGTAGATATGATGATAAAGATCGTTTATTAAGATTTGTTATTGGTGTTGATAAAAACAAAATGAGATTATATGATGTCGAACAAAATGCCCAAGAAAATATCACAGATGACGCCCCAATAATGGATAAAACTTCATTTGGAAATATGGAGGATAAATTTAAAAAGAAAAGAAAACGTAAAAACGATAATACAGATACTATGGGAGAATTTATGCAAAATGTTTAATTATGAAATTGTTGATGATTATAAAATTAAAGAAATTATGACCGATATTATTATTCATATTGATACAAATAAGAAAAAAACAAAAAAACTTGTAAACAAATTAAATACCGGAACAGGATTTTCCGGTAATACCCCACCTTTCTTTTCCAACACCTATAAAATAGCTAAATAATAAAAATAGCTATTTTATAGGATATACTAAATGTTAAAATTTAAAAATTTTATTATTTCTGAGGCATCAAAGTATAAAAAAGAAGTTCCAAAAGATGCTGAAACAGGATTACCTTCTCGTTATGTTAGTGGATTATCAACATCTACCGCAAAAGCTAGAGCAGTACATTGGAATAAAACTAAAAAAATGGATTCTAAAAATCCCGATGCTTATACACCTGCTCCCGGTGATAAAAATGTAAAAACTAAAGAATCCAAATATACTAAAGCATATAGAGAAAAATTTGATGAAGGAACTGATAATAATTCCAAATGCATGAAATGCAATCAAAAAACTTGTAAATGTAAATCTATGGATGAAGAAACTTCTTATTCTGCTAAAGAAGCCCGCGCAGGTAAAGATATAGGCAAACCCGGTAAAAATTTTGAAAAAATTTCTAAATCTGCTGCAAAAAGATATGGTTCAAAAGAAGCAGGTGAACGAGTTGCTGGAGCAATTTTAGCAAAACTCCGTAAAGAAGAATTAAATATAGAACAAAATTATATTGATGAAGAAACTGAATCTGGTCTTGCGAAAAAATCAAAAGAATCAGGAATTTCTATTGGAACTCTTAAAAAAGTTTATAATAGAGGAATGGCAGCATGGAGAACTGGACATAGACCGGGAACAACACCCCAACAATGGGCTATGGCAAGGGTAAATTCTTATATTACAAAAGGAAAAACTTATCATACTGCTGATAAAGATTTACATGAAGAAGATATTGAAGAAGCATTATATCATGGAAAAGAAGTTCCTCTTAATAAACCAATGAAAGGTGATGTTAAAAAATCAAAAGTTTATGTAAGAGACCCAGATACAGGAAATGTGGTAAAAGTTAATTTTGGTGATAAAAATTTATCAATCAAAAAACATATTCCAGCTAGAAAAAAATCTTATTGTGCGCGTTCTAGTGGTCAAGGTAATTTGCGCGATAAAACAAGTGCCAATTATTGGTCACGAAAAGCATGGGATTGCAATTAATCAAAAATATCTGATTGTATAAATAGTGTTCACGAAGCACGCAGCGGTTAGGTGCATGGTAAACACTCGGAATTGACAAGGTAAAGGTGGGGTTCCTCTTGTCTTTAAAAGTGCTTCTATTTGTTGGGGGAGAGGAAAAGGGAGAGTAGATATCTACTCTCCCTTAATTGTTTTTAACACTAAATACAGTAAAAAAACAAGGAATTATTATGTTCAAATTTTCTCATTTCAAAAAAATAATTAAAGAAGAATTATCCGATGAACAAAAAAAATCTGTTGCTAATTGGAAACGTGATCTTGTAGCAGTTGCAGCAACAGATCATTATTTTGGAAAAGGAAATGATGACGTTCATCATCAATTGGTGGGAACGCAAGATAAATCTGAAGTTCATAAAGCCATTGAACGTCATTTGGGAAAAGAAATTGAAATTCCCCACTATAAAGAAGGTTTGACAACAGATAATTATGGTCGTCAAGTTAAAATTGGACGTTTAATCAAAGATGAAGGATTAAGAAATCAATTTGCAAATGATTCAACAAGACAAGGTAAAAAATTTACTGGTTTATCTGTTCATGTGACAAGATCACCAGCAGGAGTTTGCGGGCAAACATCAGGTAGTCAATCATGGAAAGATGAATCATGTAAAAATTTTGAAACTGGATCAAATAGAAGATATTTACAAGATGAAGTTGAACATGGAACAGTAGTTGGTTATTTAAAAGATCATAAAGGTAAAGAAATTTCTCGCATTACTTTACAACCACATATTAATGATGAAGGGCATCGTGCATACGCCATAAATGGGCATTATGGAATTGACCATGAAGATTTTAAACAACATATGCAAAACGTTGCATCTGATTTATCTGGTGAATATAAAGATAAAATTTATAATATTCATCCAAAGGTTTATAATGATAATAATGAAGAAACTATATTACATCCAAAAACAAACAATGAACATATTTCTCATATATTATCATATGGGACAAGTGATGAAAAAACAATGGCCTTAAATCATCCGAATATAAATTCTAAAAATATTGATAAAGCATTAAATGATAAGAATATAAATATTCGTCATAGAGCGATTTATAGTCCAAATGCCTCTGAAGAAAATTTAACAAAAGCATTAAATGATAAAATGCAGCATGTTAGAAAAGCGGCATTAAGTCACAAAAAAATAACACCAGATCATTTAAATATAGCATTATCTGATAATAATCTTGGCATACGTTATGCAGCAATACAACATCCAAAAATTACATCAGAAAATATACATAAAGCACTAGATGATTCTGATGATGATATTAGAGAAATAGCTATAAAACACAAAAACGCTACATCAGAAAATATACACAAAGCGTTAGATGATAAAAATTCATCTATTAGAGTAATGGCTATTTTACATAAAAATGCTTCAAAGGAAAATATAAATAAAGCGTTGAAGGATTCTTCTTATATTGTAAGAGGAGCGGCATTAGACAATTCTTGGGCTACCGACGAACATTATAAAAAAGCATTAAATGATCCTCATGAAATGGTTCGTAATGCGGCCAAATGGTATATATCTAAAGAACAATTAAAATAAAAAAGGGGGCAAGTGCCCCCTAATTATTATGATGTCATAGCAAATTCTTTTGCGGTTGACAGAGCCACTAACTTGCGGCGTTGATTTTGCCCATACCACGCGGATTGTAGGCGACTGTCAGCATTACGCCCTACTGTGTGGTCACACATATATATATAGTTGCATTGTATGCTTGCCACCAACTACCTTCACCGAGAGTTGCACCGGGTTGTGTTTCAATTACATTTAATGCAATCTCGGCATTACGTGACATATTTTTCGCATCACTTTCTTTACCATCTTTTGTGTTCTTTGGAAACACAATTGAGAAATAATCACGGAGACTATCTTTTGTGTAATTACGTGATGCTAGGAAGTTTGCCATATCTTCATATTGTTCCATGTAGCGATTAGCAATACCAAGTGTTTCCTTGACTTTTTGTTCATCAAATTTATTCTTGTGATTAACCTTTACCATAGCTTCAACTTTATGCTCAATTGCCATTGTCAGTGTATTATTACAGACAACACGAATTGGAGTGAAACGAACGTCAATTGATTGACCAAACTTATGAGGATTGGTGAACAGTAGATACGAATCTACTTGATCCTTACCCTGTGCGGTGGTCAATTCAAATGACTTCTTGATCTTGGCAAGTGCCCAAACAATACGTCCACCATGAAGGCTACCAGCGGTGTTCATTTCCATGTCACCGGCCATGACGTATTCATTAAAGAAACGGAATGCGTCAATATTATTCATTGGATTCCAACTGTCAGCAACGTGAGTTAGAACACGATTATCGCTGCTGCGAACCAAAGCGGTAATTCCTGCGTCAACATACTTATCTTGAAAATTGTCATAGACATAACAGGGGCGCTTTTCTACAGTCCAATTTAGCTTGGCTGCATCTAGCATTTGTTCTGGTGTTAGATCAGCAGGAACTTGAACACCAAGACCATGCCAGGGAACCGATCCCGAATAAGCAATTGCTGCTTCATTATTTACAAATTCTAGTTCGTGAGACATTTACATTTCCTTTCACTGTTTCGATGAAGGGAATGTATTTTGTTCCGAGAATAGAGTCAAGCACTTTTCGTGAGAAAAAGTTACCCGAATTTATTTTTATTTTCGTTAATAAAAAATTTAATCATTATTCGTGTTTCTCCAATGGAAGATTCTCTGGATTAAAGATGATATAATTTTTTCTGGAACGAACATTTTGTGTTTCTATCGGGGAAGTATTATGATAAACTAATCCTTTTTTACCTTTGGCTTTCATCATGTCAATATATTTATTGACTACTTCTTCTTTAAATTTTGGGTGTGGTTGCATATGTAAATTAGAATCAAAATTATTTATATAGGAACGAAAACTATTTCCTTTGTGGGCGGCTACACCATATTTTTCTCTATCCGCTGGTGCTTTACCAGATGACAATAAACCATGAATTTCTTCGGCAGTATTGTCATCAATTTGTCTGGCATTTTTAACCCATGATTTGAACATTTCTTTGTTATCTGGATGACCTAATACAGTTGCGGCAATATGCGAACTTATTGCATCTTGATCGCTTTGTTTTGCACCATGTTTATATGTTTTTTGATATACTACATCTAATTCGGAACGTTTAGGTGCGCGGGTTCTATATAAATTTCCTTGTTGTTTCATTTCGGAGTCTTTATATAAACCCTTTGAAAATTTACGTGAAATATCAGGATCGGCGGCAAAATGAGAACCAACTGCTCTGTCAATCATATAATCGTCGCGTTTTGGTTTTAAAGAAGAAAGAGTCTCAGTGGTGCCATGATACATCCACTGAGACTCATTAATAAAATCTTTAAATTTCAACATAAATAATTCCTCTATAAATGAAATTATTTAGTATTTTAAGCTAAAAATATTGCTAAAACTGTCCCAAGGCCAATAAATCCACCCCAAAAAATCTCACCCCATTCAGTGGCCGCAGCAAAACCTTTAATCCAAGTCGGACGACTATAAGCATGACCCGGAACAAATGGGAATAAACGATAACCAGCTTCATAACATGGACCAATTAAAAATCCACTAAGAATGATAGGCCACAAAGCAAATCCAAAATACCAAGCCCATACAGTGGGCAGAATAATACTTAAAACACCATGTAATGTCATACCGGCAAAATCTCGCCAGTATGGACGTGTATCTCTGCCCATACTAGTGCCGTCAAAATTACCTGTAGTGGTTCCTACCCATGTAATAGGAATGAGAGCAACAGCCCACCAAAAAGTAACACCAGCCATAAGTGCGGCCAGTGCTACAGTTAAACCAAAAAATAAACGAACTGGTAAATCACCAATATCTAAACCTGTTAAATCTTGAAAACAACCACCAGCTATTCTTCTTCCAAAACCACATAATACAAATGCGGTTAAACTTATTACGATTTCCATAAAAATTCCTTTATTAATTATAATTATTTAGAATTTTTATAATATCTATCGGCGTAATATGTTTCAAAAATTTTATGTAAATCGCCCATTTTATCTTGGATTTGACAAATTAAATCATCTAAACATTCAATTGTATCATATGCTTCACATAATTTAATCCGCAATTCATCTTCAGTTAAATCAGCAACAGTTTTTGTTCCAACAAAATATGATTTGTAATCAATATCATTCATAATTATTCTACTTTAACATAATTCCAGAGATTTTTAAATACTGGCGTCATAAAAATTGATGATCTTTTAATAAAATGTTTTTCATTTGGTAAATTCAATTGATCCACCAAATTAGCATAGAATGAATCAATACAAATGATAGAATCAGCAAACCGAAACAATTCAAGCCAATCAAAAGGATTGTCTACAATTCCAGCTTTAACTTCAACGACTAAATTATTATCTGTTGGAAAATTAAAATTAGAAATATTTAATTTTTGGTCACTTCCCTCTAAATGACAAACAATTAGCTTGCGATCACCTTTATCTTTAGTGTATTTTTCGTATAATTCAACTTGTCTATGTCTACTTTCGTTAGTTTCCGACATCTGAAGGTTCCATTTTTCACCAAAGGGCACCATTGCAGTTGCATATTTGTATTCATCAAATTTTAAATGTTGAAAAAGGCCCAAATTTGTGATTCTTGCCTCATATGGACCAGTTAAACGTGCCATTAATTGATTATATGGGAAATTTTTTCTTTGATTTTCATCAATTTTTGATAACATATGCGTTTCATGATAGGGAAAACTGATAATTTCGTTACAATCAACAGAATTTAACAATTTTTTTGGTAATTCATACCAATATTCGTTATTGATTCCATCACTTGGATTAAATGCCTCAAATGGAACTGGAATAAAATTGCAATAATGCCCAAATATTTCCTCAAAACTAGCACAAAAACGCGAATCTAGAGCAAAATATACTTCCGCGCCATGTTTACTGTGATAATATTGAGCAATTGGCATTGCAATGATAGCATCACCAATCCCTCTAACTTGAATAATACCTATTTTTTTACTCATTTCTTCCTCAAAATAAATTCAATGCAACATTCTGGATTAATCATCATTGTTTGATCAATATCATCGGGTAATTGTTCATTGTAGAAACTATTAATCACTTCAATTTTTTCTAGATAGGTTTTATCTGTAAATTCACTGATGAAATTTGTGATACAAATACATTTTTCATGAGTAGTTTCTGTATTAGTAAACATCCATTTATGGTCATCATTGAAACGTGATGGCCAATGACCATGCTCATACATCATCATATCAGGAATAGTGACAATAACATATCCATTGGGACGAACCACTCGAATCCAATTATTGAGTGCTTCCGCTGGATAATGCATATGCTCTAGACAATGAGAGGAATGTGCAAAATCAAATGTGTTATCCTTAATAGTTGCTAGATATTGAGCATCACCATCAGGCATATCCCAACTGCGAATTGATGTTATTCCTCGAAATTGACTTTTAACAGTTTCTAGAGAATCATTGCCAGCGCCAATATCAATCCCAGCACCCACAAAATACCGACTGTGAAATTTTCCATCAAAAAAACGCCTCTTTGCTGCTTTTGATTGTTCAAACATTTTTTATTCCTTCATGTAATTACATATGAAACACCGGCAAAAAATGCCGTGAGTGAGGCAAAGCATATATCCCATTTAATCATATGCCAAGTCTTTTGTGCCCGAAAATTATTTGAAAAATTTCCAACATAAATTATTAATGTTGCTATTAATAATAAAATAGTTGTTATTCCAAAATATACTGTTAAAAAATTAACATAATCACTAATAAAAAACATAAAATTAATCCCACAATGACAAATAATATTTACCGAATAGACGCAGGCCATTTAAGCAACGTTCATGATTTTCTTTACTATCTCCCGTGAAAACATTATCATTTTTGATATAATCAAAAGCATAAATCATTTCATCAAGAATATAATCATATCGTTCTGTCATGAATTTATTATTGTAATTTTCATTTTCAGTATCAATAAATTTTTCTGGAACATCTTCATCATCAACCATTCCACTACCATGTCTCTTTTCTTTCAGGAGAACAAGAGCCGGATGAATAATTTCTGCTAATGTATGATCTAATGACCAGATATCCCAACCATCAATTTTAACTGAAATTTTTCGGGGACTGCCATTCTTTTTATAGCGACCAATATTGACTTTCATTTTACCTCAATTATTAATTAAAACAATTTTATTCATCATTCACAGAATGATTATACACACCAAAACAATTATGTCAACACTTTTTTTCTTCTTGACTCCGATTATTTTTGCCTCTAAGATTGCATTATTATAAGGAGTATAGAATGATGGAAAAACATTTTGTTCTGAAAAATAAAATTTATGAAGCAATTAAATTAAAACATCAGTTAATTGCAAAAATTGATGAAATGGAAAAAGAATTAAAACAAATTTGCCCACATTCGGATATTACTATGGTGGAGGATTACTATCCGGGATATTCTCTAGATAGCGCATATACGAGTAGGACGCCCATCTGTATCCATTGTAGCGCCAAGGTAGGGTATACTAAGATACTTCGTGGGGGTGATTATGGATAATTGAAAGGAAATTATATTATGGAATTTAGACCATTTAAAGATGAAGATGATTTTGATCTTCCTCTGTATTCAACACCCGGTAAAATGGTAATTCATGTATATTATGAAAATCCGCCAAAGAGTGTGTATGATGAAACATGGAAATGGGATGATCTAGAAATTACATATGCCGAATTAGACACGGCAATATTTTGGATTCAAGAAGGTATGGGATTGGATTATTTTGTTGAATCATATTTAAAGTATTACATGATGTCATTTTTAATTGACGGATGCCAATGGTTTACTGTAGAGAGAATCACTGGTGAATATCACCGGGGGGATTGGGGATTTGATGATGATTCCGAAAAATTTGAATGGAAAACATTACGCCCTGCAACTCTAGCAGAAATGTATATGGAATAATTATGAAATATTTAAAAATCGGCCATTTATTCATTGGAGATAAAAAAACAAATCATTCATTAATTCTGTGTTATAGAGATATGAGTGAAGTTTTAAAATTTCAGCAATTCATTGAATATAATCTTGGTATTTGTTCATATATTGAATATATGCGATGGGAAGCCGATATTTGGAAGGAAATTGAATATGACAAATATAATTATGATATTGATTTTTTAAGGAAATATAGTTGTTTAATTAAAAAAAGAGATTCGGCTAAAGACTATAAGATATATGCTTATTTTGATAAAATGGTATTTGATTTATATGAAGAAAGAAAAATGAAATGAGTTCTCTGGATGAATATAATGATTCCACCAATAGTGGAATGTATGAATATTGTGGTGCATGTCCATTAAATGACATTGGGCATAAAATGCAATATAGCAATTCATTTATATTTTGGTGGGTTGCAGTAGAGCCAACATTAGGTGGTGGAGTTTTTTATGCTGAAAATATTTTTCGGCTTTGGGAATAATAGAAATGATTATTGATTGGGATCATTTTGGCCAGAATGAATATATTTACCATGTGGGATATTCATCAGATAAAGTATATCAGGAATTTTATAATTGGATGCAGCGTAAAAAATTAAAACACCAATATACAGATATGCCACATCATTTTTTCGTATTTGAAAATGAAATTGATCGTTTAGTAATGGAAAGCATATTTTCTCAATATCTAAACAAAACAGATTATAGTGATTTTGAATTTTAAAAAATAGAGGGGTCAAATTTTTTTGGCGGGAAAAAAATTTTTGGACAAATTTTTAAAAGCCTAAAAAAAATATAGGGGAAAAATTTTTGGCGGGAAAAAAATATAGGGGAAAAAAATATAGGGGAAAAAAATTAAAAAGAATAAAGAAGTCGAAAAAAAGTGCTAGAGCCTAGATTAGCAGCAAACCCATACCCCTGTCAACTAGTTTTTTCTAACTTTTTTTTAACTTGACATTAACAATAGAGCCACCCCAAACCCTGTCAATTAAAATTTATTTAACTTGCGAATTATTTCGTTATCGTATCGGTGGCACCTGTATATACACAATCCTCACGATGGCGCAACGGTGGCCATCTGTATATACAGGCCGGTATCGTATGAAACGAAAGCACCGATAGTTTCATTGCCATATCGGAATGATCACTGTATGAAAAAAGGCCAGCGGTTAAACTGGCCTTGAATCGTTGCGATAGCGTGTTGATTATTGTTCCATATACGAATCAAACCATGTGCCAGATTTACGAGTCCTGGCACGCCCAGCAGGATCGTTGCATGTGCGCCATGATGTATCAGGATCGTGGCACCATGCCTGCGCCTCAGCTAGACCGAGATTGCTGGTCACTGTCATCTTGCGGCCAGACCGCAGGAAATGGCGAACAATCTTGTATCTGGGCGTTGACCAGATAGGGGCGGGAAAGGGATTGGACCTAGGCTACAGCCTTTCTAACGGTGCAGGGTGATACAGGGGTAGCGGGGGAAAGCCTAAGCGCCTGTAGCGTTCCCTTGAGTCTCAGAAATTATCCAGCGTCAAGATTGACGTAGCACAATTCATGCTGCGCGCGGGTAGCCGCAACATACATCAGGTTATTCTCTTGAATTTGTTCCCATGGCTGCCGCGCATACTTTGACGGATTGTAAATGTTCTTGCCCCACCAAATAACGCGCTGCCATTCCTTGCCCTTTGACTTGTGAATGCTGGAAAGAGTCAGCACAAGCGGGCGGGAACCTTCTGGAGTATCACCGAACATTTTGTTAATCGAGTCAGTAACACGAGTAACCGAGTCATCATCAGCGAATTGCGCCATGATGACTGTCAAGCAGCCCAATTGATCCTCAATAGAGGCTTTGCGAGTATCGTTTCCTTTCGTCTCAGCCTTGGCAGTCTCACGTTCCGCCCATGATTCAAGCTTGCTACGCAGTGCGGCCACAGTCTTAACCTTGCGCCATTTGCTGGCAAGCTTGATTAGGCCCTGGCCGATATCGCGACCTTCGACCATGCAAGCCTTGCCCATGCCCAGCAGCCTATAGGCAAGCCCGACAATTGGCGCATTGTTCCGGCAAAGAATAACAGACTCAGCGCCAAGGCTTGGCAGGATGTTGTTGAAAAACGAAACGGAATCACAATGGGATACAATACCATCCGGCGCGGTATCAGCGGCATGGATATGAGACACCCACTGTTGCGCTTCCGCAACAACCGCCTTCGGGCACCGATAGGTGATTGTCAGGGGAAAAGGCTTGCAATCAAACCGTTCCGCAATGTTATGCATGGAGTCACTGTCCGCGCCGGTGAATCCATAGATTGCCTGCCGATCATCGCCCACCGCCGCAATGCGAGTAGTCTCATGCGCCATCATGCCCAGCATATTCAGGCGCATGGGATTCGTATCTTGACATTCATCAGGCAGAATCCAGTCATATTGCCGCATTTTCAAGCCGAGGCGAACCGGCAAATAAATCATGTCGTCAAAATCAATAACGTTAAGAATTTTGTTGCTGGCTTTCAGCAACTGGCAAGTCTCACGCAAAGCATCATCAAGAGAAAGCCCGGAGTCTTCCGAAAGATACTGGTCAAGCGAAAAATGATTGACCAGATTATACCATGCGTCACGATTGGCCGCGTCAATGCCCGCGCCAATACCAGCCTGCTTCGCCAGGCTAACCGCTTTCATCGCGAAAGAAAGGCACCCTGGATTGACCATGATCGAATCGGGGCCGAGTTTGCCAGTGGCAGTAAGATACAGTTTCTTTGCATCTACCTTAGTCGATCGCTGATAGTTGCGGAACGCTTCGAAGCCGTAGGCGTGAAACGTTTTGACAGTGATTCGATTGTCCGGATCGAGATTTTCGCGAATCACGCGATTTTTAATTTCGTCCGCGATTTTCTTGTTGAAAGCCACGAAAGCCACGGTGTCAGTAGTCTCCTGCATCATATGCACGAGTGTTGTCGTCTTACCGGCGCCTGCAACGGCGGTAATGATTGCGTTGCCGGTTCCGTTGCGAGTCCAATCCAGGATGGCGGACTGCTGAGCCGATGGGATGAAATTTGACATGTTGTGTGCGCTCCATAGGGAGAGGGGAAAAGCCCGTTACACTGGCAACGGGCTTGATAGGCGATAGGTTCAGACTTCGAACATGGTGACGCCACGTTGCCGCAGGATGGCACGCGCCATTTCGATCAACATATCGGAGTCGAACGTCATGGACTCGCCGCCATCGGTCACTTCATACAGGCGCGACTCAGGATGAAAAAAATCTTCAACCGGAGTCATGGTGATTGTGTAGTCGTAGCGTGGCGTATCGTGATCAATGCGGATAACGGCGGAATGCTTGAACGTCATGCGGACACTCCTAGAACGAAACGCGGCGGGAACGGCTGCCGGTTCCCCATACATAGTATGACCGTCCTACCTTGTTAAGAGGCTAAAAATCAAAATAAATAATTCGTAATGTGCATTTTCCGTATTGACTGCTTCCTTCTTATATGATAGAATCAATTAGGGTAAAAAATTAATTAAAAGGATAATAATTTTATATTAAAATTTACTCATTAGTAGGTTTTAATACCGCTTATAGTATATTACTATACTCACGTATTGTTTCACAATGTTTCACAATGTTTCACTGTGGTTCACGTATTGTTTCACAATGTTTCACTGTGGTTCACGTATTGTTTCACAATGTTTCACTGTGGTTCACGTATTGTTTCACAATGTTTCACAATGTTTCACCATTCTTTTCGATCAACTTCATTATCCCATCCCCGGCGATATTCATCAATCTCTTTTTGAGTCATTTCGCTTTCATTAATCTTTTTTGAGGAATATGTCTCACCGACAAAATAATGGGGTGAATATGGGCGTTCATAATAACGATCCGCCGCACCACGATCATAAGGGCCACCATGCCGCATATCCATTATCATTACTCCATGTTGTTTACAGTGAGAATATAAATCAGATAACTTTGCATGTCAATAAGAGATTATAACTCCGATAACTTTGCTGCGTTTCACACCCAGGGAAAAGTTACCTCCTAAAAAATAAAAGTGAATGTTTTCAATAACTTACCTTCTTAGGCTATTTTTAACATCCTTTCGGCGGCCTGTCAAATGGTTTTTTGCGAAAGTTATGCGAAACGTGAGAAAAACAAAAAGTGAATGTTTTCAATAACTTAACAAAAATGGAGCAATAATATTACAAAATATAGGGCATTTAAGCAATATTAGAACCATTCAGACGCTGCATAAACCTTATAAAATGGTATAAATGTCAACCAAAAAGTTTGCGAAACTTACAGTTTTTTTATCGAAAATTACGTTTTCTTTTTGATTGACATCTATGTTTCATGTGAAACATTCTACATATTGGCATTAATCCAGCGCATGACATAATCATAGGCGGGCGCAAGGGTGCAATTCGCCTCGGTCATAATCTGCTTGACAGCTTCCAGGCGATTGACAATGGCACCATCCTTAGTGCGATACATTCCCAACAAGAGCAGCATGACCGCACGAAACGGCATGTAATCGTTCGGCATAAAGGTGTTAACCATTGTCTGTCTCCTTTCTCGCTGCTGATAAAGGTAATATATCGCCTTATTCACCCGTTGTCAAGCGGTATTTTGATTGATTTTTCCATAAAAAAGCCTAAAAATTAAGCAAAATACCGTTTTTTACCCCCTAATATACTGAAAAATATGATTTTTTTCCTTATTTTTACTCCATTTACTAATATACTATTTAATTTACATAATTAATACAATATCATCATTACCTGTTTTTATAGTCAATTACAGTAATCATTTTAATTACAATATCATCCCAATTATATTCCGAATTAAATTGCAAAATATTTTCTCTGTGTTCCTCTGCCTTATTCATATCATTAAAACATACATCAAATTTACCATTAATGAATACGCCATATTCCATAGCTACTCTCCTTGTTTCTGATATAAGAAATATAGTCTATTCAGGATTGATTGTCAATATTAGGAGTCCATTCACGGATTACAATATTGTCACTTGTAATTTTACACACAGGAGAATATTTCAAATATTCAACATAATCCTCAGCATATTCCTTATTAATAAACACGGCCACAAGTTTATTATCTATATAAATTTCATATTCGTTATAATAAACGCCGGTCATTGGCTTTCTCCTTATTTGGTTTAAGGAATATAAGCTTGATTGTCAATCAAAATATTTTGTTTTCAATAAAAATAATGCCTGCGAGTATCATCAGTATTCATTGAACGCAATTCATAATCTGTCAAAGCATATCCATCATCATCAACATTAATTCCCGGCAATACATTATTTGGCAAATCATTCTTGTTCAGATAAAAATATCCCTTATAATTTTCGGTTGAATGAAGAATTTCTTCTACCATGAGAATAATACCATTCCTTTCCTCTCGGCTATTATCCTTTGTCAAGCGCGCATTGGCAAATTCAACCATTTTCTTGACATTGATTGTTTTCGTTGCCATTGGCTTTCTCCTTGGTTGATATAAGGAATATAGGCTATTGAGGATTGATTGTCAATCATAAAAAATGATTTGCTGCGGTTTCCAGATAATCCACAATCATTAAAGATTCTTTATTATTTTTCCAATAATCACGGGCTTGTTCAATGGTAAAATATCTGCATCCCGCAGATATCTTAATTGATCCATCAGCTTCCTTAAAGATTACAAAAGTATAACCATCGGAACGGTTGGCGGAAATAAAATAATTAATTACTGCATTGCCATAAATTACTGCATTGCCAGAAATTACTGCATTGCCAGAAATTACTGCATTATCATAAATTACTGCATTGCCATAAATTACTGCATTGCCAGAAATTACTGCATTATCATAAATTTCTGCATTGCCAGAAATTACTGCATTGCCATAAATTCGTGCATTATCATAAATTTGTGCATTATCATAAATTTCTGCATTGCCAGAAATTACTGCATT